GTTAAGCTTTTTTTAAGAGCGACCTCGTAATGAGATCTAAGTGGTGAATTTCCCAATAATTGAAGAAATCAGTAATATTTAGATAATAAATGGTAATAGGTAAAGATCTGTCCTATAACCCAAGTCCCATGATCTTAGTTGTCCAGACTAAGAGGGGGTGCTAAGGCGAACAAAGGATCACCGTTCCCAGATAAGGTTCATAGACATGAAGAAGTGTCTAATCTACCAGATTATATTTGGCCATATGATTTGCAATGTTATGCAAAACCTCACTAGGAGGAAAATCACTGTCAGATAAATCTCTCGAATACGTCTTGGGTAAGTCGGCTACTAAGTCTCCCACAGGGATGCGGGGACAGCAGCCTCCATTTTGCAGTACAAAGTCAACGGCACGCATAGTAACCTCTCGGTTATTATGAATGACACGCCAACACTCCTGCACAAACACGCGGCTCGAATCAATTTTATGGGTTTTTGGAAAATACTCCCCAGAAACCGTTCCATGAGCACCTTCTCGCAAGAGGTCGAAATTTAAAATATTCATCTCAAAGATGAGCGTTTTATACATCAACAAACGATCGATGGTCTTGGTCAGCTCCAAAGCAGGAGAATCACCAACTTTACTAAAATGGTGAGTACCAAGAATCTGAGCTTCATGAGACTTTTGCCACAGTAGAGAAGCAGCGTTTAAAGGGAAAGATCTAATCTTATCCATAAACTTCTGCCTCAAAATAAAGGCTACTTGTCGCACAAATCGTCCTTCAAAACCTGTCCAATAGTCGGATGGTGGGTCAATACCCAGACCACCCAACCAAGTAGGTAGGTACCAAAAGACTTCAATCTTCTCTAACTTTTTCTGGTTAGAGTCGACGAACTCAAGAAAGGCACGGCGATAAATATCATAAGGACATAAATCGCGCATTTTAGTTGTTAAACCTTGAAATTCCCAAGGCATTTTTGAAGCTTCCCCATCTTTAGATTTAGCATGGGCTAGAGCAAAATTAATAAACGGTACGCTTGAAAAACCACGATCGGTTCGCAAATAACGTCTCGAATTAATGAGAATAAAATCTGGTGAAAAGAAGGTTTTCCCTTCAGACTTAATGAGTCCAAAATAACCAGCACTAGCTTCCCAAATAGGAAGGAGACCATGATCCACAGTAGGATCTGAAAGGACACAATCGTCCCCATTAATCTGAAGAGGGCAGTTATTAAGTGGAATCTGTTTTCGTTCATTAATCTCCATCGACCAATGACACACTGTCAAGTTGATCAAACAAAGAAAAATGAATGACATAACAGACCCCATTAACTGCCCCTCAGCTTGAGGAGCGACCATATCAGGACAATTTTTGCCAACAGTCAATACATGATTTGTCATAGAATTTAAAACAAGTGTTTTTAATTCACGACAAAAATATTGATCCTGCGGGCCCCATTGCCAAGAAAGTCTCATAAAGAAGTGCTCAATTAGGACATTAGACGGCCACGACCGAATCTCGTTAGTCGCACCACGATAGTCACCATTCAAAAAATAACATCCCTCGGGTAAACCACCAAAGCACGCATTAATATCAAACTCCGAATCAGGAGTTCCAATGAAGCGCATACAATGATGTTCCTTCAACACTCGATGCATAAATTTCTGCAGAGGTTGTAAGATGAAGTATGTGAATGGTGGTCCTTTACTAATTACCCTAACTTTAAGAGGCTCACAAAGTCCAACAAAGGATACAAATGGAGTCTCTGCTTGAGCCAGAGCAAAAAATAAAGGCCATATACGGTGCCAGAGGCGCGTTGTGGCCGCACTATTGTGCAGTCTGAAAGAAAGATCATAAAACTCCTTATCTTCGTCAAGTTCTAATTGCTGTTCAACACCAACACGACCACAATGGGTCCGAGTGGGTTTAGAGCAATTTACTGAAACAAAGCGAGGAGTCTCATTAATACCTTCAAAAAGTTCAGGATTCCGAGTATACAAGTCTCGAATAATTCCGTTAAACATCGCGAGAAAGCCACCATTGGTACCCGTGTTTTCGTAGTTGGCTTTTAAAGACGGGACAGTTTGCTTCTGCAAATCATCCACTGTCGGCCACTTTCGATCAAACACTTGATCCAATGTCCTTTCTAGGCGCTGTTTAGCTTCATCATGAGAAAACAATTCAAGAGGAATTCTACTTTCAGATTTTAAACACATAACAGGAGCTTTAGGCAAGGGAAGGTCTCCTTTAGAAGAAGAAAGAGATTTAAATGTATCCAAGATACTATTTGTCACGAGTTCATTAGACACTCGAGGAAAATCCTTCTTCAACTGAGAGACCGAATGAAGAAAAGAATGGTATTTCACTATATCCATCCGCCTCCATTTCTTGAGTGAGCGAGTTAACCACTTTCCCACTCTCCCCAAAGCCATAAGATCAGCTCCAACTGGTTCGATACAGGCAAAAGGCCATTTAGGTAATCCAGAAATAGGATCCGACCAATTTGCGTCAAATGCAGCAAGCTTGTATTTAAAAAATTTTACCCATGCATCATTGTCGCCAGTGCGTTCAATGATTCTTAAGATGGGTGAGATGCTCTTACGAAAAGAGCTCAAAAATGAAGTCCACTCCGCATCTATGCGTATAAGTGGCACTATAGGTGTCAAGGGTTCATGATATCCATAAAATACAATAAGATTCATGATACTTAGCTGACAGCTAATAACATTCTCGAGGGCTTGATTTGTCACAATATAACCAGGATTTACATCCGGTGTAACAAATCTCTTCCAAGCTCCAAGAGGGAAGTAAGTGCCTTCTCTGTAAGGCGCATTCATAACTTCCTTTGAATGCACGAGATATAAGGAATTACAATCACGTATGCGTTGACGTAATTTCTCTCTCGTTTCAGTCGATAACCACTTAAGGTTTGTCCGAACAGGCTTCAGCTTGCTCAACTGCGGTGCACAATTAG